TGGCTCCCACTCGCTATTCGTGTTGTTCCACACTAAAGCCTGGCCGTCTGCTGGGGCTGCCGTAGTGGTGTCTACATCGTTTAAATCATCAATGCTTGAAGTTGAGATATCGCCAGCAGGACCCGTTGAACCTGTATCTCCCGTAATCCCCTGTATCCCCTGAGCTCCTGTCTGACCCGTAGGTCCTTGAGGCCCTGTAGGTCCAGTAGAACCCGTAGCGCCAGTATTTCCTTGAGGGCCTGTATCGCCTGTAGGTCCTTGTGGCCCTGTAGCTCCAGTATCACCTGTGTCGCCCTGTATGCCTTGAGGGCCAGCAACCGTAGAATCGTCTCCAGTCTCTCCTTGTATACCCTGTATACCCTGTATGCCCTGAGGACCCGTAGGCCCTTCAACGCCTTGGATTCCTTGAATTCCCTGGATGCCTTGATCACCCTGAGGACCCGTAGCTCCAGTACCTCCTTTAGGGCCTTTCTTCTCTAAAGTAATAGTGACTTTAGCCATTATACAGCAGTTGAGATGTCTTCTTTAACAGTGAAGTTTCCTCTTAAAATAGTAGTCACTTTTGAAAAACCATCTACAAGGACTTTGTACTGCAAGTCATAAGTGAAGCGACCAACAGGAAGCCTGGAAGTTGATTCCGCTGTTGCTCTTAGAGTTACATTGCCTAAGTCGTCTATATTCTCAAAAACAAAAATAGGAGCCTCTGCATCTTTAGTAGTAGAAACCCCCTTCGTAGCCGACTCTGTCAAAGCAGACCCAGCAACCAGAGTTCTTTTTTGAGAAGAGATTTGAGATCCTTGGGGCTGTACACTGTTTAAAGTTTTTATCTGTATGATGAATTCATATCCGTCAGTAAGCAAAGGAAGAGCTGCGGAAGCACTATCCTTTATGTTTAAAAACAACTCAAATGAATCACCTCTTTTGCAAGATACGTCCAGCTTCTCTGATACGTCTAGGTTAGCTTTTTGTGCCATATTAAATAAATGATTGATTCATAGGTTCTTGAATTTCACCTCTACTCCCGTCGCGCTGAGAGATAAGTTTGCTTTGTTCTGCTGATTGCTTTTTCACTCTAGTATCTTTTCGGTCCTCTTTAAGAACTTCAAGTTTTTGCTTAAATTCCTGGTCGTCCGTTTTAATACCGAGAACAGCCTGAGCTTTAATCATCTCAATTTCTTTTCTGAATTGATGCTTTACCTCTTCGAGCTGAGCTTCTAGCTGAGTCTCTAATTGCATTTTCTGAGTGTCTATCTGAGCCTGCATTTGGATCTCTTGCATTTTAGCCTGAGAAGCAGCCTGAGAAGCAGCCTGAGCTTGCTGAGCTTGAGCTTGAGAGTTTTGCATAGCAATAGCTTGTTGCTGTGCTATTCTTTTCTTTCTCCTCACAACTAACAGCCTCTCTGCTTGGTTTACATCCTTAAGCTGTCTTACTGCAATAGCATCCTCTAGGTCCAGTTCTTTCTGTTGCAAAGCCATCTGTATATTCTGCTCTAAGTAAGCTTTGTCTTTATCCTCCATTTCCTTTACCACCTGAACACCGAAGTTGTACATAGGAAGGTCATTAAACGAAGACAGAACAGACATATTCTCTTTACCAATAGCGTTAGCATATATGCTATAAATAACAGAATCAGGAGGTAAGATCTGTAAACACTTAACTATATCCTCGCAAACTTCCTTGAACAAAACCATAGAAGCATTCGTGATGTCATAGATAGCGTTATTGCCTGCCGCAATAGCGTTTTGCTGAACACCTACAAGGGTATCCCCTTTAGGAGTGGAGGAGTCCATCATTTCATTAACACCCGTAGCATCACGGATCATTTTTAAATAATGATTGTACAAACCAATCAGCTCGTTTACATTTCTGATAGAGTTACCAATTTCTCTAACGGGTGGGTTTTGGAACCCTCCTTCTGGATTTTTGCTTCTGTAATAGAAAACTCCAGTCTGTTCATAGATATCATGCAAGTCAAGAGGCTGTAAATCACCCCCTTTACCTAACTGCACATTTTCAAGCCCTTCAATATCAATAATGAGACCGTCTGGTTTTGCTTTTGCAATAGCCTGCTGAAGCTTTAAGTGAGTTAATTGCAACATGTCCGCAAAGCCCATACACCCGTCTACCATAGACTTAGGCATCATATTACGGATGTTAGTTGCAACGACCGAATAAGAAAGTCTAGCCTTGGAAATATCTTGAAGGTTTTTAGGGGAGTTCTTAACTCTACCGTAATTAAAAATTACATCCTCTCCAAGTACATAGCTCCCACCGTAAACAGTGCTAACCTCCATTTTGTGAGGCTTTCTCTCAAAAACACTCCCCTGCTTAGACTGATAATCAAAGCCTTTCATAAAGAAATTAGTTTTCCCAAACTTGTTTTCTTTCTCTTCGAAATAAATACAATCGACAGAGATAAACTCAAAATCAAGGACATCAACCATGTACTCGTCGTAACCGTACTCGCTGCGGCTAAGAGACTTGTTGTAGCTACTCCTGTTCAACGAGGCTGAGCTATTGCCGTTCTTCCCGCTTACGTTAGTTGCGATTTTTTTAAAGACGTCTTCTTCAATTTCGTGACCACCTAACCTCTTAAGCTCTCCGATAGAGATACGCTTTACATGGCCCCCATATATAAGGTCTTGAAAGCTAGGGTCTTCTGTATAGCTATGAATAAAGTTGACTGGATCAACGTACTCTGTCTTAATCCCTTCATTTGGATCATTGCTTCTTTTCGTGACGGCCATGCCTAGCGCCACGATATCATTAACGCACCGTCTAAATGTTCCGTCAGTAAAATTGTTCCAGGACAGAGTCATGTTTGTACCTATCTGCGCAGCAATCTCAGCATCAGTTTTTATGTTTGTCCCCATAAAAATCTCAGCCTCTTCAGCGGTGTCAGGCAATTGATCGGGATCGATATCTAGAACTAAACCGTTCTTTTCCTTAAGCTTTTTAAGCTGCTCTTTAGATGCAATTTGCCGTTCAATTTTTGCTTTTTTCTGGTTCTTTTCAGAAGAAGAAAGCGGATCAATAGCCTCAAGATTCGGATAAGGATTTCTTGAAAGGATTTTATTTACTACAACCCTAACAAACTTAGGCAGGATAGGCACAGGAGTGTAATCCATATTAACTAAACTTCCGTCCCCGTCATTAGGATTTAGGGACCTTAAAAGTTTTTTGTATATAGACGTATCCTGAACGCCATTAGCATAATCTCTATTCTTTTCAAATACAGCAGATCTTTTGCCGTATAAAGAATTAGATTCAGATATCTGACCCCACTGAGACTCAATGGCCTTAGCGTACTGTAATCCATACTGCTGAGTTTCTTTTTGTGAAGTTTCAGCCAACGGATCTGGGAAAGACATGCCTTTATTCTTGTTGTCCTGATTGTTCATGTTGATGTCGCAGTCTTACGTATTTTGCAAATATAACAAATACTCAGTAGACCTTATATCTCCTGAAAAATTGCTTGTCTTCAAAGTTAGAACTTACCTTTTCTTTCTTAAATTTCTGTGCACCCAGCAAGGCTAGCCCAGAACTAATTGTTAAGTCAAACTTAGTTCTCTTGTCTATCTTGTAGCCAATCCAGTCCTCTAAAGTCCTGTTAAAGTACATATTGCCAAACTCATCAGACTCTGGCTTTATACCTACGTGATCGTGGATATAAGCCTCGATAGCCTGAGCGTGAGACTGGATAACATCCTGAGAGTTAGAAGGAATACCTTTAGTCCTTACGTTTATAGAGGAATTGCTAGTTTTAAGGTGCTCTGGCCGATCCATGAGATAACCGTCATATCCTCTCGACTCAAAGTACCTTACGATGCCGTACTTATTGTTCTCCACCAGTAAAGGATACCCATAAAAGAAAGCGCACATAAGGACGTCTTCATAGAAGATACTGGCTAGGTCTGGACGAGAAGCATACTCCACTACAAACATATTTGCAGGGACATCCATGTTGAATTTGTTGTACATATGGAGAGCTCCTTTAGACCCTCTACCATCCACTGTAGCGTCTAGGTCATATGAGTCAACCCCGCCTACCCCGATATGTTTATTAGGGGCGATCTTCTTGCCTCTTTCGTCAGCCTTGTTGTTCCTAAGATGATCAGGCGGCATCCAGGCAACTCGGAACCTTCCGTTTGGATCTGGAGAGAACACTACTTCTTCATCTTTCTTTCGCCACACAAAGTTGCCCTGTACGACAGGATTGGGGTATAGGTCGTCATTAAACTCTATCTGCTGATAGATCTTACCTATATTAAATAAGCTTCCTTCTATGCTGTCCCTAAATGCCTCGTCTGTAGTGAAAGGGAACTGCCTAATAACCTCATTGAGCTCCGAGGGGTCATCTTTAAAAGATTTCCTATCGTTTTTCAAGTAAGTCTTACTCCCTTGGTCAATCATTTCCCCGTCAATCCCTTCTACAGGTTTTTCTGGATCTTCTATAACCGCATTACCGTGCTTATCGAAAAACCCTTCTAACGCCTCATAGGCTGGTATAAAAATCCTGTACATCCCAGAGCGCGTCCGCCCGTTGTCGTTTCTCTGAGACGGATCTGAGTCCTCCCATAAGTCTTTGTATTCGTCCCCTCCTTTACTCATGGGGTTTACAGTACTGCCCACCAGGGCTTTACCTACGATACGCTTACCTACAATTAAGCAAGTCCGCTCTACACGCCACGCCTCACGGATATCGGTAGGCTTTTCCCACTTACCCGCCTCATCGAGGTATAGCATATGTAGCTTCTCCCCGTCATAAGCATTGTTTGTGGTGTTCTTCCAGTTAATAGTACTGTTTAGAGCGTCTCCTTTATAGGATGTCTTGTTGTTTTTAGTGATACGCTTAGAAGGTTCTCTAAAGGCAAGCTCCATACGTGGATTTGTAGTACCGTCCTGGATAGGCTTGAAAAAAAACGGGTAGCCTCTAAAAATAGAGACCACTTTCTTCATAAAGATGTTTTCCTGAGCGTCTTTACCAGTCTTCGACTGAATACCAAGAAGTTTCTCTTTAACCTGACTAGCCTCGTCAACAAGTACAGCACTACAGACATTAGTGTACCCAGAACGGCGACACTTAGTATAAAGCTGACCGAAACAACGAGTGTCAGCTTCACACGCAGCCATGTGGACATAGATTTCTCTTTGGAATTGTAAGAATTGAGGATATCCGACATCGATTTTAGACCATTGTAGAAACATATAGTGCCGCCCTGTAATATACGTAGGGATGCCATTATTGTAAAACCAAACACCGTCACGGCGACGCTGAAACTCTTGTTCGATGTAAGCAGAAAACTTCTTGCGGAACTCACTCGGTTTTTCGTGCCACTCATCCATACTTCGAACCCTTTGCATTTCCTCAGGCATTGGTATCCTTTGCCACAGCTGCATGTGCTTTGGCCGATCATGGAAGAGAATCTTCGATCGGGGTGGTTTCTTTGGAAGGACAACGAGAAGCCCATGTAATTCGATAGCCTCTCCCTCTGTACCGTTAGGGTCGATCTTAATCCCTTGATCTTCATAACCTTCTATGTCTATAAGGATGGACATTAATAACTACTGCCTAATTTATTCATACGACCTAAGCTAGGAACGCCCGTCTTAGGGTTGGTAAGCTTCATCTGGGATCCGCATTCGCAAGCCCCCTCGACGTAATAAGCTTTATCGTCCTTCACTCGCATAGTAAGGCTCTTCTCGTACTTTTCTTTTCCGCAATCGGGACAGTATAAGTCTGGCATAATTCTAAATTTAATTTGTACCCCCGACAGGATTCGAACCTGTGACCCACGCCTTAGAAGGGCGTTGCTCTATCCAGCTGAGCTACGAAGGCATGTAAACTACCTTAAAGTTTTGGTTTAAGTAATCGTCGCTAATTGTTTGATTATCAAAGTAATAACTAAAGTCACTTAGAGAACCTTTCCGCAAAGCCACCTGAATAATCTTTTTGTTCTTCGATTTCTCCATTTTCTTTTAGTTCTTTTACCATCTGTTCTAGTTTTTGGCGCTCCACCAAAAGCTCTTTACAATCAATGGCCGTTTGCTTTATGGATTGGAGCTCGGCCTTACGAGCGCTTCCTCCAGCCTCTGGATCGACAGGCTTCTTGACTTCCTCGATCATATTATTGATTGCGACCTCCATGCTCGACATAAGGCGCTGAGAGGCATCTATTGTGGTGAATTTAGATTTCGACATACATCAGGTCTTCTGCGCGAGTTCTATAATACTCTTTACCGTCGATGTTAACGCGGTAATCCATGTTCTTACGAAACCCCACTATATCGCCTACTTTAGCTCCTATCTCTTCAATCCAAGGAGCCTCAAACGCGACACGACCCTTTGTGACAGGGACCTCTGAAAATTTAACCACCTCGATAGTGTCCGACTCTTGAACTTTCTCTTCTTCGACTGGCTCAAGAAGGCTCCAACCCGCAAGAGGGTGTATATCCCCAGTATGCTGATCTTTATAAGCAATAGCCTGATTATTAATAGTATGCTCTGGATCAAAGCGAACAGTATAGTGATTAGGCTCTCCAGTAAGTACCTGACCTTCGTTAAGCACCACGAGATGATGGAAATAAAGCGTGTCCCCAACCTCAACCCCTGTATCGTGTTTAAAAGGCGCCGCAACAACGGGACCTTCTTGGATTCTGTTTTCAAATTCATTAAATTTAGTATCTATAAAAAGCTCTAACCCTCCAGGGGTCGTCATCGTATCCTCAAGCTGTTTGTCTAGCTTGACGATAAATAAGTCGAATGTTCTCATCAATTAAAAATTCAGATCAAACTCTAACATACAGGGCATCTCATCGATTGCTTTCCAAAGGACTGTCCCTTCTTCGTTCTCAATGTACACCAAGTATCGCTTCTTTCCAAATTTAACAAGCGTTCTTTCGTCTTCTAAAATAGCAGAGACTTTTCCATCTCCCGCTCGCATGCCTGTATAGTAAGCCATGCCGTT